TTCTTGTGTATCGAAAGCAATTACCTCACCTCGTTCCTTTGCTTTTTCCAAAGCAGCTTCTCCTTCAAGCTGTATCCAATTGTTGCTAAATCTTGCTTGATTATCATCATCTTTAGGAAACAAAGTGGGTGCTACTAAAAACTTACCGTCTTCTTCAAAGGTTGCCATTAAGTGAGATGAAACTGTACCGTCATCGTTTAAACGTTCACCGACACGCATGCTTTGAGCTTGTAATGCTTTTGTGACAAAATCTACTTTTTCATTATACTCGTTTACTCTTGCAGGGTCATTAGCATTATTACGAATAAAATTTTGCATGTCCTGTGCTATGTCAGTTTTTCTTCCTAAAAAAGATATAGCTCCCTTCCCTGTGGTTTCAAAACCAAATAAAGGGTCTAAATCAAAAACTTCTTCTGCACTTCCATCATTTTTTCTAACAGCAACTTGCCCTCCTTTTTTTGTAAATGTTAAATCATATTTACCAAACTTGTCTTGTAATATTTTAATTGTACTACTATTATCATCTTCATTAATTAATTCAGTAGTAATAGTCTTTAAATCATTATTAAGTTCTTTTAAATTTTTTACTCTGTTTTGTTCGGCTTCAGCATTAAATTCAGCAAGTTCATTATCCTCATGAAATTTTTTCATTTCTTCAGCTTTCTTTTTTTCAATAGCTGTTTGTTTTTTTTCTTCAGCAAGGTCAACCGCTAAGTTATCACCATCTTCAATAAGCCTATACATTTCTTCAGTAGGCATACCTAATGGACTGTTGGTTTCTGTACGTTTAAATATTTTTTCAAGCTCTGCTGCTTCTATATCGTCAGATAAATTTTGTGCTGTCAAGGCATCAATCAATTCGTTTGATTCAAGTGTAAATGCGTTAACTATTTCTCTTGCTTGAGTTACATCAGGAGTATCACTCTCTAGTGATTTTGATTGTATATTTTCTTTGAAAGATTCGGAAATTGAAAGTTGTTCCTCTTCTGTTAGGGGAAGTTCGCTTCTTTTGTTTATTTCTATATTTCCTAAAGGCGTTACAAAAGTATCTGTAGTATCTTCCACAACCTCGACCTCTTCTTCTTTTTTTTTTACAGGCATCGTTACACCTACAAGTTCAGCAAATTGTTCTTTAGTTCCCTTGTATCCTTCACCGTTAACCCACTCAAATCTGTCGTCAAAAGCAGCTTGGTCTGAAGATAAAAGAGCTATAAAATCTTCTTTAGAACCTCTATAGTCTTGGTTTTTTACAACATCTCTATAAATATTTTGTAATGCTTGTTCATTCATAAACCTGTGTTTTAGTTGCCTGATGAAGCTTGTGACCAATTGAAATTACTTTCAGATGAACTTTCGTCAGAACTTTCGTCAGAACCACCTCCTCCGTTACCACCATTCCATGCGTCTTCTCCTCTTTGACCGAATGTAGCATAACCATTTCTTCTCAACCATTGGTCTTTGCTTATCGGTACAGCAAGTAATTCGTTCACATCATTTTGACTCATAGAAGAATTAGATTCTAATACAGTTAATATTTCTAACATCTTCTCATAAGATAGGTTGTTAGGAATAATTAAAGGCATTGTTGTAACACCCGGCATCTTAATTTTAAATTGATTTTGTACTTTTATAACTTCACCTTTACCAAATCTTTCGAATTCAGTTTTAATACTTGTAAATGGATTATCCTTATAACTCTTTTTAAAAGCTTCAGTAGCAGGTACTAAATCTTCTCCATCTAATACCGAAGCACTTGTAATAATTTTACCCGGTTCTTCTGCTTTAGGATTTTGAGTTATAGTAAAATTAATTTCATCTGATATAACCGAAGGCTGATTTCTTAGAACTTGTTTGCCATTTACAGTTTCAAATCCCCACTCTAAATATCTCTTATTTTTTTTCGCTCTACCTATATTATCAGCTCCTAAAAATAATCCTGCTTGCTCTATGAAACTTTCAGCATCTACATTTCTATCAATTGTAACAGTCTCTGTACCATCACTAATAGTTAGTGTATTACCATCTGAACTTATTACTTTATATTCTTTATCGTTTTTAAGACCAAAGTAAACCATAGCATCTCTTATTTGCTGTTCCGATGTAGCCTTATATAGTTGTCCTACTTGGAAAACATCTTCGTCAAAATCTTGTCTTTCTACTTTATTTTCTCTAAAACCTGATATTTCAGACGCACTATAACCAACTTCTTCTCTAGACATTCCACCTCTAGTCATCTCTATTAACTTCTCAACAGACTCATTAACAATCTTTTTACCTTGTGCACTATCCGTATCAAATGTCCAACGACCATTTATTTGAACTAAAGGAATCTGATTAGCTTTAGCTTTTTCATCTCCTTTTAAAAATGCATATTCATAACCTTGTAAATACTGACCTGCAAATCCTGATGCAAAATCAGGGTTAGTTAAATCAGCTCTAATTTCAGCTTCAATTAATTTTCTAAAGTTTTTGTTTTGCCATGCGTCATCTACAGATTTAAATCCTCCTCCTGATTTTTGCCACATAGTTCCTGCTAAACCTGCATAGTCTTTTACCGCTTTAGTAAAATCTTTTTGTTTTAATATTTGACCCATGTTTGCTCTTGCACCTTTTATACTGTATATATCATTAGGGTCAGTAGAAAAAGTTTCAGTAACAACACCGGTAACGTCATCTTTTATTTTAATTCTTTTAGCTAAATAAGGATTTCCAAATTCATCTAACTGAACACCATAATTGTTTAGGTTTTCAAATTGTTCGTTGTATGCTTTAACAGCAACCGATTGTGGATTTATTGTTCCGTCTTGAACTAATGCTTGAAAATCAGCATCTATTTTTATTTTAGATTTATTCATTTCGCTAATATTAGCGACACCCTGTTTAAGGTTGTTTCTTTGAATGGTGTAGTCTTTAAGTTTTAAAGAACCATTTTGTAAGGCTTGGTCTTGACGAAGCCTAGCTTCTGAAACTAAATTAGCTACACTTAACATTTCCGATGCAAGGTCTGCGTTATCGCTATCAATGTTCTCATATATTTGTGCATCTAATGCAGAAGAATCTGCAGCTATATCATCTTTAATAGTTTGTCTTCTGTCTATTTCAGCTTGTATAGAATCACTAGCGTTTTTGCCAACCTCTTGCCAATTTACTCTAGCATCTTGGTCTCTTCTTATGTATCCAAAATTAGTTGCCATATTATCCTTTCTTTAGTTTTGCTAATGCAGTTTCTAATTGTGCAATTAAATCTGCTTGTGAATTTGTACCACTCGTCAATCCTGCATCCTTAAACATTTGATTATATTGATTTGACGATGCTATAAAAGGATTTGCATTACCTTTATCAGGGTTCATTAAATATTTCATGTTAGCACCCGATAAATTACCTCTAATAAAATCTTCTAATTGATTACCTTCCATACCACCTATACTTGTTATATCTTCTGCTGAAAGAGAACCAAACCCTTTACCATCTAAAGATGCTACAAAATCAGGGTCACTAAGTTTAGATTGTATTCCTTCAATACCTGTCATGCCACCAAACTCAAAATTTTCTATACCTCTTGTTTGAGCATTCTTACCAAACACAGGAGCTAGTGTAGATACTGCAGCCATCGCTGTTTGAGGAATTTGCTTTAAAAAGTCTCCTTTAAATTTTTGAGCTAGCTCTTCAGCATCAGCCGCTTTCTTTTGTGCACCTGCAAGTTCACCTAAATCTAATTGTATACCTATATCACCTTTCCTTGTAGCTTCTTCAGCTTGAACTAAATCTAAATCTTGTAATTCTTTTACTTCTTTTTCAGTTATAGATGTATTGGCTTTATTGACTGCATCAACAATTGATTGAGCACCCATATTAGGTCTATCTGATTGTTGAGCATTTTCTATAAGTGCTGCACCAACTTTAGAAAGCTCTTCTCTTTGATTGTCATAAACTAAGCTGTTAATACTTAACTCATCATATTCGTTTACTTCAAGTTTTCCTCTAGCTTCTTTCATGAATCTGTCAGCATCTTCTTCTGCTCCCGCTTGAATTCTTCGTTGTTTTGCTGCTGCTGCACCTGATGCCACAGTAGTTCCTGCAGACATTGCTAAACTTGCTATTCCTAATATTGCTGCTGTTTCTAATCCCATTATAAATTTTTTATTAATTCTGTACTTTTACTCCCCTTTAAATATCCGTTAGCTAAAAATGTGTTTATTAAATTAATATTATTATTGTGAGCATATACATATTTATATTTTGTTTTTCGAGCTACATCTGTTAGTGTTTGTATTAACAAATTAAGTCCGTCTTTTCTGTGAGGTTTTTCTCTAAATTTTTTATTAGATACTATCCAATCAATCCACGCAACCTTACTGTTTGTATTATAAATAAAACCTGCACAAACAGGAGTTCCATCCCACTCAACAATTAAACCACCTACCCCATCCAAAGGTAAAAAATCTTTAACAGGAGGAGTCCATTCCCAATCTTTCCACCATCCTACTAAGATATTTTCATAGTCACTTTCACTAAGTACCCTTACATTAAATTTCATTTAGCACAAAGATACTAATTTTAAGGATAACTTTTCATAACATCTGACTCTACAGCAAATAACTCTGTAGCTGTAATATCACTATTAGTTAAAGTAAATCTACCATAATGACCTAGTATACCATATGATTCTGCAACTTGGTCTTTTACAGCTGCAAAATATAATGTTCCCGCAGGTATAACTACAGCTCCCGCAGCATCAATTAAAATACTTACAATACCATTAATAGCTGAGTAAGTTATAGACTGTATCTTGCCTGCGTAAGTTAATTCGTTAGTTCCTGTTAAATCACTCCAATAAAGAAAATCATTTACATTTATTTGTGGATTTATATATGAAGCTAAACTAGAGTTTACACCAATATCAAATTGTACAATAGGATTAGCTACAGTACCACCTCTAGCTGCACTATTCATTATACCCATAATAGAGCGTAAAGGATATTGTTGGCTGTCAATAGGTGTTCCTATTCCTGCAACCGAACCTTCAGTTCTTAAATACGCAAACCACGCACCTTCTTTTTTAACAAATGATGTGCTGTTTATATATCCTGTAGTTTGTATATCGCTTGTAAAATCTACACTCCACGAAGAATCAGATTCTAAATTAATTGTTTTAAATAATTTATTTTCTAAAGGAGATTCATTAAATACACTTGTAATGGTTGAATTGTAATCTACTCCATAATAACTATTTCTTCTTTCGTTGCTGTTATGACGGTAAAGATTACCCTTATCAAATGAATAGAAGTAATTATTCATACCTATCATATAATTAGGATGATAAGAATAAAAAGAAGGAAATCCTTTTACACCATCGCTATAACTTACTGTCATGTTTGTACAACTCATATTTTAAATTTTAAGGAGGACATGTGCCTACATCGATTACTACTCCGTTACTATCAACCTGCATATATCCCGTACTTGTTTTATAATATCCCGCTCCTACAGCTGAAGTTCCAAATGTGTTTGTAAATGCATAAGAATACTTCACAAGTGAATTATTTACTGCAGTAGTTCCTGAAGCAATGTAAAGGTCATCAGTTGTTCCTGTAGCATTACATGCATCTACAGGATTTGCAAAAGATGTTGCGTTATAAGGTGTTGCAACTAATAATGCAGAACATACCGGAGAAAATAAAACGTTTGTATTAACACCTGAAACTGATAAAGGAGGAATTAAAACAGTAATTTGTACAGTCGTACTAACCGCTGTAGTTTTTGAAAATACAGCTAAATTATTAGGGTCTTGTGTTGTTGTAAAATTTGTAGTACTATTAACTGTATAACCAACATTAGTTGGGGATTGTACCCACGATGTGCCATTCCATGTAAACGATGGTTGATTGGTTACTGAAGTGCCTGCAGCTAGTGAAGTATCTCCCATCCATATGGCATCATTATTACCCGGTGATTGATATCCTTCTCCCGTAATCCAATCGTTTACTACTGTTGAGTTATGTACTATTTGAATTCCATAACAATCATTAGCGTTTTGACTAAGAAACATTCTACTAATTCCCGCTGCGTTACCTGTATCAATTGTTAAATTATAAACACCCGGACCTTCTGTTGTACTTCCCATAAAATATGAAAAGGCACTTAAAAAAGGTTGTGATGAACACGCTTGATTACAAGATGGACATACACCAACTGCACCTAACGTACCGCCTGTTTGTCTTCGCCATCTATTATTATAAGAATACCATCCATCAGGTGCTAATACGGACAAAGCATTGTCTGTATAAACAGCTGTAGCTGTTTGAAAATCGTTTGTATCTAAATAATAATTTACCGTTATTCCCATTTTATTTTATTTTACGAACACCCACAACAAGCGTCTTGCTCACCTGTAGGTGAATAACACATTTGTAATCTAAAGGTTGACCTTAAATCATATACCAAATATAAAAAATCTAAATCATTGTTTGGCATTGTAAACTCACCATAATAATTAACCGGAGCTAATGTGGTATTTGTTGTTAACCAATTTGACGCACTATCTATAGCTGTTAATAGATTCGTTATATCTGTTGAATTGTTATTATAATTTGTTGCACTTCTTAAATATCCAAACCTATCTGATGTTGTATCAAACACATAATCATCTGAAGGTTTAAATACTGTACCTAGCTGTACTGTCGAGTTGTCAGTTGGTATTGCATTAATACCTTGACCTCCTGTTACCTCTACAAAGCTTGAAACTAACGGACTTGTACCACTTGCGAACTGAACAAATTGAGTTGTCCTCATTGATTGAAAAGCTGCATCAGTATAATCATAATAAGTATGTATTAAAGAACCTGAACTTGAATCACTTGTAACAACAATAGTTTTAACTGTAATTTGGTCTGCTTGTGGACAGCTGACAGATAATCCTAAACTTTGTGCGTTACCGCCTGAAACTGTAACATTAACTGTAGCTGTATTAACAAGTAAATTGTTTTTATCAAAAGTTGATGTGCCACCTCCTGTTATATCACCTGTGTTTACAACCTCAGTTCCATCATAATCTACTGTAATTTTAAAAGTAGTATTAATATCAAGAATAGGTGCAGTATACGTTATTGCTACTTGACCCGTTGGTTGTCCTAATCTTACAATAAATGATTGTGGTGTTGATGGAGATAGAAGTCCATAATTTATAGATATACCACAGTTTTCTTCTTGTGCTTCTGCGGGTAATAAAATACAATTGTTCGATAAAACATATTCATTCATGTATGGGTCGTAACCTCCAAGTTTTTGTGTATTAAAAGAATTAATAAATAAATCTCTAAAAAATCCACGCATCCCCATTTCTGAAACAACAGCTAACTGTTCATTTTGCATATTTGTACCACGCAATTGTAACACAGCACCTCTTTTAGAATCTGTAAAATATTTGTCAGAACCATAACAAACAAAACTTTCAGGGTTGTTACTGATACCATAAACTTCTTTTCTTGCTATTTGTGTACCTAAAACTTCAGGAACTGACGCTACCGCACCTCCTCCTGTAGAATCTGTTAATAAATTTTTACCTGCTAATACATAAGAAATTTTATCTTCTTGTAACACCAAAACATCTGTCTCTCTACCAAATAATTTAACTACAGGACCAAACGAATCTTCTAATATTTTATAATTTGCTACACTAAAATTAAATTCATTTAGTCTATTAATATTTGAAAAATCACTATACCTGCCACTATATGTTAAATCTGCAAATCTATGAGCTTCTCTATATTCTTGATTAGCTGTTGTTGTAACTCTATTACCAACTTGTAATTCTTGACCACCAATAGAATCTAATATTTTAAAACTTTCTACACCGTTTCCAAATGAATAACAATTAAATAATGTTGTTTGTATTTTACCTGCAGTTGCTGTAGTTTGTGTTCTATTTCCTGCAAGAATTTGTGCAGCTGTTCCACCGCCATGTAATCCGGTAGTTGAAATAATAGGATAGCTTTGGTCTCCTTCATAAAAAACATCCGGCAAAGATTCTTGTGGTTCACTTTCAAAAATTATAGTATCTTCACTTCTAAAAACAGTTACTTCAATTTTAGAACATGAACGCCTTCTACTACCTTGCCCAATACCGGAACAGCTTTCTGTACCTGTAGCACATAACCATAATCCATTATCTGTAGTACTTCTTACAAATCTATATTTATTATCAGTTACACTATTTGCAGTCATACCTGCTTCAACTTCTGTAGGTCTGTTATTAAAAGCAAACGTACGATTAGATAATAAAGTATTTGTTGGAGGATTTCCGGCTGATGTACTTCCACCTGTCCATAATCCATCATCAAGTCTCAATCCAATATTGTCACCATCAAACCATTCTTGAAAATTAGCATAGTTAGCTGAAGAAACCAAATCTAAATCTAATTCATAAATTCTTCTTTCACATGCATTGTTACCATCACCTGTTCCTAAACGTCTAAATCTAAAATATAATTTTATACGACTACCTTCAGGAATAGTATAGTCACTATATAAATATCCGGAAGGCTGACCCGATGAGGTATCACCTCGATTGACTAAACATGCAGCCATAGGAGAATTTCCTGAATTATCTGTACACTTTTCATTTTCTTTAAACTGAACAGCTCCTTCATCTAAAATTACATTAAAGTCATTAGGAACTATACGCATGTATGTTCCTGCCGGTGCATCTATTTGATTTGAAGAAAAAGAAGAATCAAATTTTATAAATCCTGATTGTTGAGAAACTTTTTCTAAAACTGTAGCAACAGCACAGTTACTTACCGAGCCTGACGTATCAGCTTTAACATTAAGTCTTTGTCCTTCAGAAATTTTTTCTACATTCTCTCCCTCTAACAAAAACCAATAACCTGCTGCATTTGGGTCATTTATAAATAAATTACTATATATAGTTTCGTATGTAGTTTCTGATGGTTTTAAAACAAACTTATATCTTTTTGCCCAAAAAGGCGGTAACATATTTGTAGGTATTTCTATGTCAATATTGTTTTTAAAATCTGAAACGGAACATGGTACATGAACTGAAGAGTTAGGAGCTAGTAAAGCTGTAGATGAACGACCAAAATCATCCATATAAACAATACCAACTGCATAGTCTCTATTACTATGTAAGCTTTCTGTATCACTTATTTTTTGAAAAGTTGCTTGGCTAGTTTGAATACTAAAATATTCTGTTATTGTTTGAGTAGGTGTGGTTACATTATTTACCCATTGCATTGCAGGAATCTGCACAATAATAGAGTCTCCTGAAACCGTAGCTGTTATTGAACCAACTGCCGGATAAGTAACAGGACCTATTCCTGAAGTATATGCAAAAAGAGAACCTAAAACATTTGGCATCAAACAATTATATTCATCTGTCCAAGTTGTTCCTGCAGAACATGCAGTTGAAATTGGCTGACCCGGACCTACAGTAGCTTGAAATTCTGTAGAGTTTACTAAAGAAGTAACCGAATTATAATTTGTTGGTAATGTATATGTAAATGATAAATCTAATTGTTCTACTGTTTGACTTGGAGCAGGAGTTCCTGTAAATGAAAAATGCACAAGTCTTATATCAAAAGATATTTGAGCACCTGTTATTAAATCAAAATCACTTAAATCCAATGTGATAATTGAATTAGTAATTGTTTGAGTTCCTGCTGTAGTGTCTATTGTGTATGTTCCGTCACTTAACGCTGTAGGCACATCGTTTAATCCTATTGGTTTGCTTACAAGTGTTGTTGTATAATCTAAATTAATAGGCTCTCCATTAGAAGATGTTAAATTATATCCTTCAATATAATTACCATAAATTAATCTGTTACCCATTAAAGTTTGTGTTTTTGCCTTTAAGGGTACAGCATCATATAATCTTCCAAGTTGGTCTGAGTTTAATATTGTAAAAATTTGATTACTATCAAATTCAAAAGTTACATCTAGATTGTCTACAAAACCATTTTCTGCTTTATCAAATTTATCTATTACGTTTATAGTATTTTTATTTGACTCTTTAAACAAAACCTCAATAGACTTTACTAAAGCACTTCCTGTATTGTAAGTTACGGAAACACCATTTCTAGCATTCTCCATACCATTATTTAACTTATCATCAATACCTATAGAAAAGGGTTTAGGTAAAAACGCAGGCTTTGACCATTGTGAAGTAGCGGAATAATCATCATCTTGATATTCATATCGATACGCAAAACAAATAAGCTTGTCTTCTAAATAATTATTTTCTTGAGGTGAGTTAAATAAACTGAATGAAGGACTTGTAGTAGGAGGTTTTTTAATAACCAATAAAGATTCAGCTGTAGTAACATCTATATTATTAAAAGGTTCTTGATAATTTCTTTTAACATTTATAAAACGAGGAGGATTAATATTGTCAGTAAAAAACAATAAGTCTTCAACTTTATTTATAGAGTGTATTAAAAACTTTGGGTCAAAATTTAAAGTTGTATTAGTACCGCTTGTTCCTTCTTTCATTGTAACTACATGATAAGTAGTTATGTCATTCTGTTCATCAAACGAAACAATCATATCAATTTTACCTGTAGTTCCTACAGTATAAGAAGGGTCATGTACAAAAAAGTAAATGGTTTCATTAGAACCATCTTCATAAGCACCAATACATCTTGCATTTGTACTTAAATCAGTTCCATTAAAAGAAAGTGTTGTAACTTTTGTATTACCTTTTGAGTTTTCTACTGAACCAATTTCTGAAGCTTCCGTAGAACCTAATCTAACATTTAAAGCATCTATATATTGACCATTAGGAATTAAGCGTTCATCAACGCTTTTATTCATTTTACCCTGTATAAAATTCTTTTGTATATTTGCCATATTATTTTATCCATTTATCTTGACCTCTCATGTTTTGGATAAGACGACCCGGATGAATATTACTTACTCTAATCTTGGCATTTCTTAATAGTGATGATTTTCTTTTTAAAGCTCTTTTAACTACATACTCTTGAACACCAAGCTTGCTATTCAATATAGCATATTCTATATAAGCATACATGTAATCTTCAAATAATTTATTGACAGAAACTTTTGAGTCGTCACCATTTTCCATACCATCAGATATATATTCTAATATAGCTAATTTATCATTCATAGCTGAACTAAAATTTATTACACCTGCTTTTTTATCAATACGAAAAGTAGGATTAGCGTTAGCTGTTTCTGTGTTTAATCCCCAAGATGTTCCTATAGCCATGTCGAAAAACCATGCACCATCTACTTCCCATCCCCAATAACCATTGTAAGGAGCATTTTGATTTAAATACTGTGTTCTTTGTTTGTTTTGTAATCTTTCTTTTGTAAACTCTGAATTTTCAGGTTTTAAAATATTTCCATTTTGGTCAAACAATATATTACCTGCGTTATCTTGTAGATAAGCACTAGCACTATTTATTTGTACATTTTCTACTAATGGTCTTAGTAATCCGTTGTAAGATAAAGATATACGAACCCAATTAACATAATCAGATGGTAGTACATATCGTAATGTATCACTAATCTGTAGCTCTAATACTTTGACTTCTTTAAATGCATCGTAGTTTAATTCTTGTATTGCTCTTTTTGCATGAAACAATATTTTGTATCTCTCCTCATTATTTACCAAAGAATGATTACCATTATACATTAACAAAAAATTAGTAATTATATCTTCTAAACTAATATATTGATATGAACCCCAATTCTCATCTTGAGGATTAGTGTTATTGTTTGTATAATATTGATATTGATTTATATAAGCCATTATTGTTCGTCTTGAGTTTCTATTTGGTCTTGCCCTAATGCAAACTGAACAACTTCAGTTTCTCTTATTTCCATTCCTGCAAATTGTAAAATCTTATTAACCAAGTCTTGAAAATAATCTAAAGGTAATTCAAAGTCTTGATAACTTGTCGTAACACTAAATTGAGGTTGCTGTGCCGCACCCAATGATACATATGTCCACATAGGTGTTTCAGGATATCTAATGTATTGTGCCTGAACTTGACCCTGTCCTACTATTGTAGCAGGAAAAACAGTTAAAATGCTTCCTTGTGTAGTGTAAGCAGGATATGTTTCTGTAGGTGCTGTATATAAAGAATTGTTTAATAATGTAATTTTACCTTGACTTACTCTTTCAGCTTCGCCCGTATAAGTAACACCATCAGCTTTGAAACATAATATTTTGTTTATAAAATAAAAATCAGAACCTGTTGTGACAACCGATGGCATTTGATATGTATTGTTAACACCTGTTGTTAAAGCAGCAGTAACTGAAAACATATCTATTACTTCTACTAAACCTTTTTTTATATCTGCATAACCTGTTCCTGACTGCCTTACATTTTCTTTGTTAATCTGATAATTGAATTGATAAAAAATATCTTCAAATAAATCTAACTGAGCTTGTTTAGCATATAAATTAAAATCAGCCGGAGATAAATATCCGTAATTATTTTTGTTTAATATAGCAAGAACAGCGTCATAAACTTGTTGTATCATCTGTATTCTTTTCTACAAAGATAAGCAAAAAAAAAAGAGGTTAATTTTTTTAACCCCTTTCTAATTTATTATTTTTCTAAACGTTTTTCTAGCAGTTTTAATGCTTCCACGCCTTCATCTGATTGAAGATAAGAAGATACTATATATAGCGGGTCTTCGCCAAATGGTATTGTAACCATTCGTTTTTTGTTAGACGATGTATTAAAATGTACATCTCTTTTGTTATTTTTATATATTAACAATTTGTTATCAAAAAACATTTGAACTTTAGACTGTAATTTTAACATAGGGTCATTAACTATGTTAATTAAATCTGCAGGATTATTTCTTGCAAAAACTAACATATCTCTTTTTAATTCTGCTGTAGACATTTTATTAACATCTCCAAATAAAACTCTACCAATCATTTCTAATTGAGCAAGCGTCATTTGTCTAGCTAAAATTAAAGCATCAACCTCAGCATACATTTCTTCAACGTCTTGAGCTGCTTCTTTTCCTTTATTAATTTCTTCAAACAATGCACCGTTTTGAGGATGTAAAGCTAAAAATTTTTGTAACACTTGATTTTCTTTAATCACGCTTAACATACCATCTTCAAATATTATAGGTTCTAATATAACGTTACCATCTTGGTCATCCACAAAAGGTGACTTTTGATTTTTAGCATAACGCAAAGGTTTGTTAACACCTTCATCAGTATCAAAATGCATTAAGGGAAATCTTTTACTATGTTGAGAAGCTAACATAAAAGCTAAAGGAGCTTTATCTCCTTTTAGTCTGTAGACTTTATCTACATATTCTTTTTTATTTTTCATTTTATTATATTTTAATTTAATTTAATTTTAAAAAAAAAGGGAGGAGGTTAATCCTCCCTCTTAATATATACTCTTATTATGATTTAAATAAGAAGAAGTTGTTAGCTCCTAGAGTACAAACACATCTTTCAGATAGGAAGTTAACTTCCATTGCATCTAAATCTTTGTTGCTTGCTCCACCTGCAGAACCTGTAATCCAAGACTTATAACGTCTGTCTTCAGCTTCTGAAGCTCTATATCTAACATGTAAGAAAGGTCTCTTAGCGTTTTTACCAAGTATTTGGTCATAAACAGTAGTAGAACCTGCAGGAACTAAAAGTCCGTTGATTGCTCCACCAATTAATCCACCTCTCATTGTTGGGTCATTTAAGTATTTCCACTCAGACTTGTAGAAGTCATAACCTCTTCTAAATCCTGTGAAACCTAAATTTAACGCCATCTCCTCATCGTTATCAAATAGTCCATAAGATGAACCACCTGCACCATAAGAATTTTGAGCTGCTAACATATCATCAATATCAAAAGAGAAGTTTCTGTTTACGAAAATTACATTTTCTTCAATAGAACCTTGCTTATCTAATCTTGAAATAATGCTATCGAATCCTGCTAAATCAGTAGGATTACCTGCACCCCAAACATTTCCTCTAGCTTCTACTACATAGAATACACCTTCAGAACCTTTGTTACCTGCATCTGCATAAACTGCTTGAGTAGCAACACCTGAACCTGCTTCTGCCGGTACAGCTTCTACCATAGCTGTTTCTAAGTAATCATCGAAACGTAATCTAGTTTCGTGCTCTGATTTAAGATACCATAAATATCCATTTGCTCCATCTTCAGTTTGAATTTCAATCCATCCAATTTGTGCCATATCAGAACCTGATACTTGGTACTTATCTTTTAAGATAATTGGAGAGTTTTCAAAGATGAAATCGTTAGATATTAATCCACCTTCCATTCCATTAACTCCTTTTTTGAATTCAGAACCATAAATAAATACAGATACTGTTCCTGCGTAAGCTGCTAATCCTGCTGCTTCGTAGAAGTTAACAGTAAATGTAGTAGCTGTTACAGCTGTTACGATACCTTTGTTATTTAATGCAGAACCTGCTGTATCATCAGAAATCATTACTGTTTGACCTTTTCTGATACCGATTTGTCCTGCTGCACCTGCCGGTGCTACTGAACCTGATGGTTGTCTTGCAGGGTCAATTTGAGCTGCAGGAACTGTAAAAGTTTCCGCTGCTGCACCCGCTGCTGCACCACCTAGTACACAATTTACATATTTAATATGTAACCTTCCTTGCTCTGCCCATTTGATAAGGTCTGAGTTAGAAGGCATTTCAGCACCAACCATTCTTAAGAATGATGATACTGTTCTATTACCATATCTCTCAAACTCTTTTTCATAAGTATCCGGTAGATACTGATTCAAAAAGTTAAATTGAGTATTGGTAATATAGTTTGACGACAACGCTACTTGCTGAGCACTTGGCTGCAATTGAAACGTTGGAGCTGCTAATACTGCCATAATTTTAATTTTTTTTTGTTAGACTATTATTTTCGTTTTACACTTTTAATCTTTAAACCTCGACCTGAATCGGTATTTAAAGCTCTTACTCTCATTCCTCCTTTAGTAGTTCCTACTTCGGGTGTGTTTCTAACTTTCATATTTATATTTTTTGTTTTACGAACTACGTCAGTAACACCATCCGATTGACCTTGTTCATAAAAGAACTTGGCAAACTTTTCAGGATTCATGGCAAGTGATAAAGCTCTGTGGTATCCGTATGCATCATTCATTTGACCTGAACTATCCATGAATTTATTTATAAAATTCATAACATTAGATTGTTTAGATAGTAATTCTGATACATCTCCCGGACTATAAGTGACATCTTTATCACCTACTTTAAACTCAAAACCTTTGAACTCATTTGAAAAAACTTCTTTGGTTTTTTGTTGAAATACCTCAGAATTTTTTCTAGCCGTCTCCTCTTTGCTTTTTGCACTCTCTGCAAATTGTTTATATGCTTTAAGCTCTTCACTATCATTAGAACTAGCAACCGTTCTTGACTCAAGGGGTTGTTTATATTGTTCTTTTTGTTCGTTAAAATACTTTCTAGCTTTAACAACTGCTCTCTTTTTTGCTAGCTTTCTTTTCTTTATTACCTGAGCGTCATCTACATCTTCATCAAATCTGTAGTCATCTAATAATGCATCTACATCTTCTGAATCAATAGCTTCGTCAGTTGCTAAAAAATATTCAGCTAACAAATTATCAGGTTGCATTTCCTCAAAGTCTCTGTTTAATTTAACATAGTCGTTGATTCCTCTACCTGTTTCTTTTTTATATTTTAAAAAGGAAGAAACATCTTCCGGTAATTCCGGCTGCTCTTCTCTTTCTTTTAACAAGTCTTCAAATGAATCGATAGACTTATTATATCTTTTTTCTAAATAATCTTTTACTGAACTATCAGTCAGTTCAACATTATTTTCTTCTTTTTTCTCAACTTCCGGTGCTTTATCACTTTCAGTTGTATTTTCTGTTTGTAGAGCACTCTTATCTAAAAGCTCTTGCTCAATTTCAGCTTTGCCCTTTTCAGGTGCAGAAACCTCTCTTACTTTAATGTTTTCTAAATTCATTTGATTTAATTTTAATTTATTACAAAGTTACACATTTACTATTACTTTTTTTTAAGTATTATCTAGGGTCAAATTCAGCTAAATTAAAACCATCTAAACTATCCTCATTAGATTCAAATGATTGCGGAGGTAGATTGTTTTTCTTTTGATTTATTAAATTTGACTGCTGAGTATTTTGCTGACTAATTCTTGAAGCTTTTGCTTCTTCTCTTTGTTTTTCTCTAGCACCTAATGCTTCAGACTCTTGACCTTTTATTTGCATATTATACTGAAACTCTTTATCCATCAAATCAGCTTTTAGCTCAGCTTCTATTTTCATTTTTTCAATTTCAAAAGCAATGTCAGCTTGACGATATTGCATTTTAGCTTGAGATTCTGCTTGTATTTTTTGCATAGATATTGCAGCTGCAGCTTGTTGAGATTTCATATTAACATTCGCTTGCATTTGCATTTTCATCGCTTCTTTCTTTTGGTCGTCTTCAGCTTTTTGTTTACGCTTTAATTTTAACAATTGATTAGCTAATTTAATATTTCTTAATTCTCTAATGTCAATAGCGTCTTCTAAATTAATATCTTGTTTAGATAAAGCCATTTGTATGTTTTGCTCTAACATAGCTTTTTGTTCTTCATCAGGAGAAACCTCAATAAAGATTCCAAAATCATATATATATAAATCAGATATTTCTTCCAATATAGAAGTGTTGTATTTACCAATTTGATTAACTAACTCTTCTTTAAAATCAGAATACTCTAAAACGTCAGCAACTCTATAAGACAAAGCTTCAGCTAAAGTTCTATAAATATATAACGCACCTTCTAATATATGTCTAGTTGCTACATTAGAATTTAATGCGGCAAGTTTTTGCACACCAACTAATGCATCAGGACTAGGAGTAGAGCCATCTCTTGCTTCATTCAATCCTGTTACTGTTCTAATCATATCCATATAATGATTATAATTAGTAATCAACATTTGTGTTTTACTAGCTCCACTATTAGAAGTTAATTGCTGAATAGGAACTCTAGCATTATTAAACTCACCATCTTGAGTATAACTTCTACCTACAACACTACCTGTTTGAAAATACAACCTTAATGCATCTTCAGGATTATATGCGTTACCTGTACCTAAATCAACTTCACTCAATCCATCAGCATCTATAAATACACCGTCAGGAACTACTTTAGCAATTACTTGTTGTAACTTCAAATGTGTAATTTGAATTAAATCAGCAAATGGAATCATTCTTCTAGTCAATGACTCTATATTTCCTTTATACATTCTAGGAGCTACAGCTACATAATTAGAAATAGCATGCTGAGAAGCAGATTTTGGTCTAACCATATTTTCCGCTAACTCCCATTTTAATATAAAGTTTGTTCCCATAACCATAACACCTTCATACCACACATCAATTCTTTTACTTACTTTTTCAAAATTTCCTTCTTCCATTACTTCGTCAGGAGGATTGAATTGGTCATCTTTTTCTATTACTCTTGAACCGCCACCATCTAATTTCTTTTTCTTATACACATATTCTTTTGTGGTCTTATAATTAAAATACATTAAAGTTGCGGTATCTCTATAAAATATACTGTTTTGATAATACTGTGCAGTATTAAAATAATCATACCAAGATTGACTGTATTTACTTATTTCTTCTAAATCTTCAGGAGTTAAAGTAGGGTCAATCTTAATTAATTCTATAATTGGTACAGTTTTAATTTCACCCCAATAAAAACAATCTTTAAAATGTTTGTTTTCAGTATAACTATAAACTAGGTTTGCAGGGTCAACATAATTAACTGTCACACCACTTCCCGGTAAAAATTCATGTTTAGCACAACCAATTCCTAAAACTGTAATATCATAATCAATTTGTTTACGAATGTCCTGATAGTGGTTTTCAGCAAACAAAGTATTAATAGCTTCTTCTTCAGCTATTTCCACCGCAGGCTTGTAATTCAAATTCATATATAACGAAAGTTCTTCATCATTTTCAGGAAGACTATCAGGTTGTGTAATAAAAGGGTCAACACCAAAATCTTTTTGTATATCTAACAGGATGTCTTTACCTGCCATTTGACCTTGAATTACATCTTGATATTTACTTCTATTTTGTTGCGACATTGCATCTTGAGCGTAAGCTTCAACTTTAAAAAGTCTATCTGACATACCATTAACTACTATGTCTACAAATTTAGGAATAACAGGAACTATAGACCAATCTAAGTTTAAGTAACTTAAATCTCCATCTACAGCTAGTTCGTTTTTATACTTGCCAATGTTTTGTTCTCCCCTTGCATATAGCCTAAGTCGATTAAAATTTTCCCATTGGCTATAATATCTACTACCAACGCCATCTCTTCTAAACCATTCATATTGAATAGCCTGTCCTATTTGTAATCCAAACTCAGCGGTTGCTTTTTCTGCATCTGAAACAAACTGACTCGGGAATCCTGTGGACGTTATATCTATCTTAATATCTTTCATTTATAATATTTTGCTTAAAGTTCCTGTGTTAGTGTATGTTGCAAAGTTAATGCTTATTTTTGACTCTTTTTTGGTAGGTAAATAAAGGTGTTTTTGATTAGCCATAATAGCCAATCCTGAGCTTATTGTAGCATCAAATTTTGTTCTATTTGATATATCAAATTTTGCCCAATCTTCAAGGGTGCGAATAAATGGCATTATACCCATATCTTCACTATCTCTAAACGTTCCTTCAAAATCCAAACCAACATGTTTTTCAATATAAGACTCAATAGCAGATGCATGAGACTGTTTTACGTCTTCACTTGAATTTGGTATACCCCCTAATTCTCTTTCTGTTTTTGATAACTTATTAAATACTTTGTCAGGTCTATTCATACTAAAACCTCTATATCCTCTGTTTTTAAAATGATACAAAAGACGAGGTTTATTATTTTCACATAATAATGGCATACCATAAAATACACACGCCATTAAAACATCTTCAAAAAATATCTCAGCTGTTTGAGGTCTTGCTACATATTCTAAAAAAAATTCATTAGAAGGAGCATCGTCCATATTAAACTTAGTCATTCCATGCAAAGCTCCATTAGAACCTCCTCCACCTACAACTCCGGATATATCATAACTATCACAACCAAAAGAACCGATATGTTCATTAGCAGGATATTTTTTTCCATTTTTTACATAATGTCTGTTTTGTAAAGATTTTTTTGGTGTCCATCCTACCATAAACCTACCGTTTCTGTCAGGTCTAAACATTACTAAAGAATCTTTAATTCCATCTTTCCAATAAAAACTTCCTTTAGTAACATGATGTTCCATAATTAAAGAATCATTATAATCAATTTGTTGATATATTTTAGTTAAATTAAATAATGACTGCTTACTTTCATCACGAAAAGCATGAGACTCAGTTCTTGGAAATTGTCTGTAATATTCGTTTAACGCATCAGGGTCTGACTTTAATGAATCAACTTCATTTTGCCAATACTCAATTGCTCCTATTTTAATCATTGCATTATCAATTCCTAACACAGGTTCTTTAGGTGTTTCTAAAACAGGCATACCATATCTGTCAATAAACCCCTCCATATTCCATTCCATTGGAATAAATAAATTATATAAACCTGATTTAGTTTGACCGTTAGCATTTCTATTTGTTGGGTCAGAATCTTCATAAAGATTTTTAAAATTTCCACCACCCTTAGATAATGCATTAGACGTAGACCCCATCATACACTTACCAATTATTTTACTACCTAATCGTAAACAAGTTTTAGTAACTCTCCAATTATTTAAAATGTTATTAGGCTTTAACCATTTTCCACTTTCATCATGAACTAATAATAATAATTTTTCTCCATCATAGGAGTTGTCATCTGTATTTTTCCAATCTATTGTAGTATCTAATCCGTCAAGTTCTTCATCCTCAACGTTATACATATTTTTTTTAGTAATCTTAGAAGCAGGAATTCTAAAAGCTAATTCAGTTTTAGGTTTGTCCATACCATCTTGAATAGGTTTAAAAAAGAAAGGTAGATTAGTTCCTATTGGAACTACTTTATCTGTAAACATTTTTTTTGCATCAGAACCTGTTTTAGATAATATTCCAACTCTAGAATCTTTAGCTAATGTTCCTGTATTTATACATTCTGAAGAACCCATAAAAGAAAATCCGGAACGTCTAATTTTTAAATAACATAATCCAAAACTTCTTATATCAGCTTTACATGCTTCCCAATAAATAAAAAACCATCTATTGGCTTCTCTATAATCAGGAAAACCAACATCTATTTTTGTCCATTGAAGATATACATAATGTGAACCCGTTATGTAAGTTGGCTTGCCATTATTGTAAAACCAATGTCCATCTTCTCTGCGGTCAAATTCATTTTCAATATAATCTACCCATTGATTTTTAAATGCAGAAGGCATATCATTCCATTGAAATATAGATGTAATTCTTTTTAATACTTTAGGATATTCTTGTCGTTCCCAATATTGTTGAGATTTATCAGTATGTCTTTTTGTAATGATTTTTGGTTGTAATGGCAACGCTATATCTACACCATTTATTTGGATTATTTCTCCTATTTGACCTGTACGAGATATTATAACAATACCGTACTTTTCATTAAAACCATATTCCCAAGTTTTTGCTCTATTTTTATTTGTTAAAACAGATTTAGGAATAACATCTACAAGTGTAGTGTATATTTTATTTAGACCTTCGTTCTGCAAATCCTTGATTGGTATTAATTTTTGTTTTTACTCCTTCAGTTTCTAATGCGTCTCTTTCTATTTCTATTCTACTTAATATTTCAAAAGCATCAAATATTGCTAACTTTTTTGTAGCTGCTGCATTTTTCAATCTATCAGCTGAAACATCATCTTCTGTTCCTGTAACAATTTTTTCTTTTGCTACATTAATTAATTCTTCAACAGCTTTTTCTGCTGCTTCTATTATTTTTAATTTAACATCTTTATTGCTCATAGCTTTACTGTGATAAATTTAGACATTATTCTGTAAAGAAGAACTCCATCAACTGTAAATTCATATTCACTATCAGGTTGAAAGGCAACTTCATCACCAACTTTTACACCATGATTTATAAGCTCTTGATTAGGATATTTAATTTTACCAATCAAAGGTTCGTATTTAACCACTTTATCTAAATAATAATCTTTAGATTTTACAGGCTCTACAAAACAATACTTATCATGTGCATACCACTCATCATCAGACTTATATAAAAAAAATTGGTCATTATCTATAAAAAATAAATTATCTTTAAAATAACTTTTACCACTTTTTTCATGCCCTTTCATATCATAATATATTTTAAATACATTATGATGTACTAATAAAAGGTCGTTAATTTTTATAGGACCACAATAATTTAAAGGTAAAGAATTTACTCTAGCGAAACGATTTGAAAACTTATGGTCTTCTTGAGAAGTGCTTACTATAAAATCTACCTCTCCTAATTTCTTAGTATTATCGTAACGTTTCCCTTTTAATGGTTCTACAATAAAGCTGTGAGGTGATTGCATGTGATTTCATTAGATTAAAAATTTATATTATATTCGATTGATATTGGCATAGCGTGATTAAAAGACTTCCAAAGTTTTATTTCTTCTCCTTGAATTATATATATAATAAAAGTTTGATTTTTTAAATCATGTTTTATTAAATGAATAACATAGTTACCACCTAAAACTTCTTGCCCTACTAAATAATGCATAGCACCTGACTTATAATCAGGACCTACAGAAATCTTTCTTATGTCCATTATATTAAATTACTAGAATGCGTCTTCTACTCTATATTTAACTTTAAAAGTTAAAGTTCCTCCACCCTGAGATGGATTTGCTGCTGCTGTAAAAAACAATCCATTGTTTACTAAAATTTGACCATTAGCATTTCCTTGACTTTGAACCGGAGGTACAGCTTGATAAAAATCAGCAGCACCATTTACAATTCCGTTATCAAAAGCTCCAAAAGGTCTGTATTGTGTATTAGCTCCACCATTATCATATCTAATAAAAGGGTCAGCTGCAAAATCAAATACAGGAGCTGTATAGTCTAGTTTCCATAAACATTCTACAACAGCAATTAATTTGTTTGCACCCGGAGAAGGAGCAACTTGTATAGGTGTTGAACCAATAGCTAACATCTGAGCATTAGTTATTGTTGTAGTAACTTCTAATATATCATAATTACTATCTTTCCACTCTAAACCTGTATTCCCTGCATTCTTAGCTAATATTTGATTAGCAGTTCCAAGATTATTACCTGCATCAGCTATATTTTCTGTAAAGAAATTCTGCCATCTATTAACTGTTCCCCCTAAATTAATATCTTTATCTGTAACAGGAATTATAATTCCTGTACTATTAAGTTGTCCTTTAGTTGTTATATTTGTTGGTAAAGCAATTGTTAAAGATTGATTAACACCAACAGTTTCTATTTCGTTTGCAGTTCCAAGAATTGAAAGACTTTGTGAATTTAAATCTACAGTAGGTGTTCCTGTATTGGTATCACCTAAAAACTCTAAACTTGAGTCATCCATGTCAACCCATTCTAACTCTATGTTGTTTGCAGTTCTTGCTAAAAGTTGACCTGCAGTTCCACCTGTAGTCCAAATCATTGCATTTGCAGATGTATTGTTTGTTAAAATTTGAGCTGCACCACCCGTATTATTACCTGAATCTACTATTTGATTAGTAAATAAATTTAACCATCTATTACTTGTTCCTCCTAAATTAAATGTTAAATCAGTTGAAGGCAACATTGGACCTCCACTATTTAATTGACCCGGTGTTGTAATATTTGTAGGGAAACTAAAAGTTACTGTTCCTGCATTCTCAAGAGTTTTTATCTGACCTGTTGTACCTGCCATAACAACAGTACTTAAATCATTTACAGCTGTTTGGTGTGGAGGAGTTTGGTCATCACTTATTTTCCAACTACTATATTCATTATTATCAACCCAAACCAATGCATCATTAGTTGAATTTTTAGCCAACACTTGCGTAGCAGTACCACCCGTAGTCCAAGTCATTGCAGTTCCTGCCGCATCGTTTGTTAAAATTTGAGCCGCTCCACCTGTCAAATCATCTTTATCAACTATTTGAGTAGTAAATAAATTTAACCATCTGTTAACTGTGCTACCAAGATTATGTGTAGCATCAGCTGTAGCGATTATTGCACCTCCACTATTTAATTGACCCGCTGTAGTTATGTTAGTCGGGAATGCAAAAGTAACCCCTTGATTTAATACGACAGCTTCTATTTGATTTGCTGTTCCTGTAAAAGTTAAAGTTTGAGTTGGTAAATCTACACTTCCTGCAGTTGAACCGTCACTTATACTTAATGTTTTATCATTCGCTTCATTAACCCACTCTAACCCTGTATTAGCTGCATTCTTAGCAAGAACTTGACCTGCAGTTCCTAAATTGTCGCCTAAATCTGCAATATTTTGAGTAAAGAAATTCTGCCATCTATTAACAGTACTACCTAAATTTTCAGTTGCATCAGATGTAGGGATTATCGGTCCTAAAGAATTTAACTGACCTCTTGTGGTAATATTTAAAGGTAAATTGAAGGCTATAGTTTGAGCTACAGGATTTGTAACTTCAATAGCGTTAGCAGTTCCTACTAAAGAAAGTTTTTGTGTAGGTAAATCAATAGAGGTTGCTGTAGCTCCACCGGATGATATGCTTACATTTAATGTGTCAGACGCTCCATTAGTAATCCACTCTAATCCTGTATTAGCTGCATTCTTAGCAAGAACCTGTCCGGCTGTTCCTAAATTGTTTCCTGCGTCTGCAATATTTTGAGTAAAAAAGTTTTGCCACCTGTTTGATGTACCACCTAAATTAGTATCTAGGTCTGTAACAGGGATTATAATTCCTTTAGAATTTAACTGACCTCTTGTAGTAATGTCTTGAGCTAATCTAAAAGCCGCTGTTTGATTAGTAGCATTTACTGTTTCTATTTCATTAGTTGTACCTACCAACCCTAAACTTTGAGTTGCTAAGTCAACTGTAAATGTAATAGAACTTGAAGAAGTTAATCTAATATTTAAATCTTCGTTAGGAACATCTTTCCATTCTAATGCTGTACCACCTGAATTTTTACCTAAAAACTGCGTAGCTGTACCTAAATTGTTTCCTGCATCTGCAATGTTTTCGGTAAAGAAATTTTGCCATCTGTTAGCTGTTCCACCAAGATTTACGTTCTTATCAGTAACAGGAATTATTATACCTGTGCTATTTAATTGACCCGGTGTTGTTATGTTAGTTGGGAATGCTAGCTGCATTGTTTGTGCACCATCACCTGTTGTTGTGATTTGATTAGCTGTTCCTAATATTCTTAATGATTGTGTTGGTATATTTACTGATGTTGTACTAGTATCATAAGAACAAGATAAATCATCTACAGTTCCTATAGCAGTATCTACATAAGTTTTTATTGCAAGTGTGCTTGCAATGTTTGTGTTTGAAGCTCCTAATAAAGTCGTAGCTGTTATTAATGATGAACCACTAACCGCTCCGCTAAGCACAAAACTTGTTGGAACAGTTAGTGTTATTATTTCTCCTACATCAGCTCGTAAATCATCTATACGAGCAACACCATCGATATATAAATCTCTCCACTCTTTAGAAGCAGAACCGATATCATATGTATCGTCAAGTGCAGGAATTAACGAACCCGGTATATTCCCAAATAAATAAACACCAAGATTTTCTACAGTAACTGTTTTTGTTGCTAACGCAGAATCCTTGTCTGTTAATATTAAATAATCGTCACCAACCGGTGCGATATTGGGATAACTCGTAGTGTCGCTAATTTTTGCCATTATTCTACTTTTTCTAGAGGTTTATTTTCTTTTTCTTCTTCATCAGCTTTTATTTCCTCAGCACTTTTAACCTCACCGGTCTCCATGTTGATACTGCTGTCTTGTCCGTACTTAGTTATTAAATCTTGTTCTAATACTGCGAAATCAGATTTAATTTTATCAATTTCTTTTATAATAGCTTGATGCTGTAAAGCATTATCAGCTAATTGCATTTTGCTTTTATTAAAGCTAATTTGTGCGTCTTGAATTGATTTTAATTCTTGTTCTTCTAATTGTTTTGCCATTTGATTAAATTTTAATTGTTTAACATTATTTTTATTCTACAAATATACTACTTTTTAAATTAAACACCGGAGACTTTACTTATAGCACTTTTTGGTAAACCTACAACTCTACTTATATTTGAATTTAATACTCCTGCCACATTATTTTCATATCCGGCTGATGTTGCAGTAAAACTTAAATAGGGTATAGTACTAAAATTTTGATAACCATTTTGAATTCCTGTAAGAGTTGGTTGTATATTGGCATAATCTTGATACCACATAACACAAACTTTAACATAATTAGATGTAAAAGCCGAAACAGCATTTGCATTTAACGACCAATAACTTAAATTATTTGTATCTGCCCAATATGTAGTTGCACCACCGGCATATACTGTATTAAAATCCACACTATCCCAATCACCTGCTACTAAATTAGAGTTTGCATTTCCTTGAGCTGTTGACTTAACTACTGCGATAGGAAAATTAGATGATGTAAATGTAGTTGGGTCGTAATATAATCTCAAATCTGTAATAGTATCAGATGCATATGAACTTACATCAAATGCCCACCATGACCTTTTTAACGTCCACTCACTCCCTTTACCTCCGGTAACATAGTTTCTTCTTACTGCTATAACATTTGAAGAGGTAGGCTGATTTGAAATACCATATCCCGTTGAACCATTTCTAACTTCTGCAAAACTTTCAGTAGATGCATTTTCCATGTACCCATATTTTGAAGCGTTTACTGTTGCCATATTATGCTATTTTAACCCAAGTATTATCAGGATTGAAATAAATATGATTAGTATCTATTGCATATCCGACAACTCTTGCAACATCATTTGTACCTGAAGGAGCTGTTGCTTGTAAATCTCCTTGATTAGTTGATAAATATAAAGGAGTTCCTAAAACAAATCCATGACTTGCTTTATAAATTATTCCTTGTAAAAGCATTCTATTTGAAGAAGCAGTTCCTGAAGTTTTTGCATATGCTAATAATCCTTTACTGCTATTTTCACTATCAGCATCTGTTTGACTCCAAGACGAACCTGAAAAATAATAAAATTTACCACCTGTAACAGAACCTGAACCAAAAGGTAGTACAATACCTGAAGTTTGATTTGTAGTAAGTGATGCGTCTAAATTAATATTAGTGTCTCCCGTTAGCCTTATATCTCCGCCTTGCATTGTAAGGTCAACATTAGATGATGCATTTATTGAACCATCATCTACTTCCATCTGCATACTTCCCGCTGCTTTAAATTGAATTTGAGATATTCCGTCTGTCTCAAAAGCATCACCTAGTAGCAATACACTTGAATTTGAAGAACTACTCATAACTACTTCACCATTAGATTGAAAATCTCCTTGTGTAGAAGTTACAGTTCCTCCAACTGTCAAACTTGAACCATTGAAAGTTAAATCAGAATCTGAAGTAATTCCTGAAGATGAGTTCCAATAAGCTACTCTACCTGATGAGCCGCTTCCTGTTACAGTTCCTGTATTTGTAGTGTATCCTGCTCCGTTAGTTAATTGATTGTTATTAGTAATACTATTATTAAACGTAACTGTCTCGTTTGAGGATTGATTAAGAGTTATTGCACCACCACCTGTTAACCCTGTTCCTGCAGTAAAAGTTATTGTAGGATTATTGATAGAAGATGAAGATGCCGCACCAATATCAGAACGCACTTGAGCAGCGGTTCTAGTTACTATCTGTGTTGCTTCAATAACACAAAAGGCAGAACCCGCTGATGATGCTGCTGTTGCTGTTAAAAATACATCATCAACACCAATACTACTTGCAGTAATTTGACCACCACTATATAAGAATCCTGAGTCACCCTCAATATTAGTAGCACTTGTAAATACAGCCACTCTATTATCAGCTCCACTAGAAGACGTTACTGTACCATTATTTGTAGCATTGAATGTAACGGTCTCATTAGAAGACTGATTTAAAGTTATTGTACCACCACCGGTAAGACCTGTTCCTGCTGTAAGAGTAATTGTTGCGTTATTAACAGTAGGTAGGGATGCTGAAGTTATATATCCGCTGTTATTAGTCCATTGGGATATATTACCGCTTTTATTGGTAAATGTCTGAGTATTTGAAGCAGTAGTAGTTCCTGTATTGGTAGTATATCCTGCTCCGTTAGTTAACTGATTGTTGTTTGTTATTGTGTTGGAAATAGTTAGAGTACCACCACTTGATGTAGATGTAAGCTCTGTTTGTATACCTGCTCCTTGTGCAAAAGTTACAGTTTCTCCATTAGTTACTGTACTTGTTTCTGTACCATTACCCTCTTTGAGAATCCATGAAGACATAGAGCCTGCAGATGTTAAATATCCTGAATCATTAGTCCATTGACTAATATTACCACTTTTATTTGTAAGTGTGTCAGTTGACGAAGCTGTTATATATCCTGCTCCATTGGTTAACTGATTATTATTAGTTATTGTACAATTCAATGTAACACTACCCGAAGTACCACCTCCACTCATTCCTGTTCCTGCCACAACTGCTGTTATATCACCTTGTGGTATACTTGGGAATGATACTAAATCACCTTCACCATTAACGTACTCCGAAGAACTACCTTGCCACACACCTGTCATAGTTCCTGAAGTAGTTATACTATTAGAAGCTACATTTAAAGCTGTACCATCTGTTTTAAAGTTTACACTTGTTACAGTACCATTATTACTCGCATTAAATGTAACTGTTTCATTTGAGGATTGATTTAAGGTTATTGTACCTCCGCCTGTTAATCCTGTTCCTGCACTAAAGGTAATTGTAGAGTTGTTCACCGTAGGTAAAGATGCTGAAGTTATATATCCTGCACCATTAGATAATTCGTCATTATCTGTTGGAAATCCTGTTACTGAGACAGCACTTAAACCTTGTCTGTTTAATGTTAAAGTACCATTACTATATGAACCACTTGTTACATAATAATTATCATTATCATCATTAGGATTAAATGTAATAGTATCTGTACTAGCGTTTGTAGTAATAGTCATTCCACCTGAAGCAACCAAAGTTAATGTGTCGTTGTTATTATCAGCGACAACTGTTGATTGTCCACTTACTGCAATGTTTTTAAATATGTTTTGAGATGAACCTTTGTCTGAGTTAGTTAAAGTTACAGTACCGGAAGTTCCTCCCCCTGACAAACCGCTTCCTGCTGTAACACCTGTAATATCACCTACATTTGTAGTGTAACCCGCATCATTAGTCCATTGACTAATATTACCTGATTTATTAGTGAAAGTTTGTGTGTTAGAAGCTGTTGTTGTACCTGTATTTGTAGTGTATCCTGCACCGTTAGTTAACTGATTATTATTGGTTATGGAGTTGTTAAATGTAACTGTTTCATTAGAAGATTGATTCAGCGTAATCGTTCCACCACCTGTTAATCCTGTACCGGCTGTAAGAGTAATTGTTGCGTTATTAACAGTAGGCAAACTACCTGACGTTATATATCCTGCTCCGTTAGTTAATTGATTATTATTTGTTATATCATTATTAAACGTAATACTTTCATTAGAAGAATTAAATGTAGCTGTGATATTTGTACCACCAACTAAACTTAATGTCTCTCCATTACTAATAGTAAATGAAGAACCACCAATAACTGCTGCTACACCAAAACCGGTCATGTACCCTGCTCCATTGGTTAACTGATTGTTATTAGTAATTGTACAATTTAAAGTTACTGACCCTGAAGTTCCGCCACCTGACATACCTGTGCCTGCTACAACAGCAGTAATATCACCTTGTGGTATTGATGGAAAAGTAGTAAGATTACCTGCTCCATTAACGTACTGTGAAGAAGTTCCTGCCATTGTAATAGCAAGAGTACCTGACGTAGTTACTGCTGAGCCTACATTAAACGCATTTCCTCCATGAGATATTCCTACACTTGTAACTGTACCTGTGTTTGTGGTATACCCTGCTCCATTGGTTAACTGATTGTTATTAGTTATGGAGTTATTAAAGGTAACCGTTTCATTAGAAGACTGATTTAAGGTTATTGTACCACCACCGGTAAGACCCGTTCCTGCAGTAAAAGTTATTGTACTATTATTAACAGTAGGTAAACTAGCTGACGTTATGTAATTTTGGTCTTTTACCCACGCAGTAGAAGGGATTCTTGTAGAATCATCACCTGTTGATGGAGCTGAAACCGTTGCCGCTGCAAGAGTCGTAGTACTACTAACAGATAATGTACCTGTTATAGATTGACCCCTTAAAAATCTTATAGCCATAAGGTGTTAAATTAAATTATTTATGCCACCTTAGTCACTAAACATCTTGCTCCGTTAGACGAAATTGCTGATGTACTTAATAATGTTAAGGCATTCGTACTCGTTCTTTGAACTTCTAAATATAATGTATCATAAGGCGATGCTGTATCGTATACTTGTACTATCACATCTCTTGTTCCAAAGTTGTGAGATACTGTATAAGATGTAGCAGAACCATTTCCAATATTCTGTGCATACGTATGGCTTGAACCAATACATGATTCAACAGCTGTACAGAAATCAGATACTTGTGATGCTGTAATACTTATTGCAGATGCTGACATTGCAGTAACTAAACCTTTAGCATTTACTGTCGCACTTAAAGTACTTGATGCACTTCCAAAACTACCAACATTACTGTTTACAGTAGAAAGTGTTAAAGCTGAAGTTACGTTAGCCGAACCATCAAAAGATACTGACCATGCACCGTCTCCTGTAAGAGCTATTGTTCTTGCAGTAGCAAGTTTAGTTGCTGTTGATGCGTTACCGGTAATTGTACCCTCAACGTTTGCTATTAATGTTCCTACATTTGCTATAGTTGCTGTATTACCCGGTTTAGATGTAGCATTACCTAATCTAAATTTAGGAGCTGTTGCACTTGTAGATGCTGATGCATCATAGAACATAGCAGGATAGTAATCTGTACTAGATATTACATAATTACCAAACCAACCAATGTCTAGTGAATTAGCACCACCACCGGCAACATCGTTACCGTTAGCGTATTCCATCATATTATCTGCTATAGATACTACAGTAGAATTTATTGTTGTGGTTGTTCCATTAACTGTTAAGTTACCTGCGATAGTTACTGTTGAACCATCATCTGTCATTAGGGAGTCAGTTAACTGATTGTTACTATTATCCCATTTCAATACCTTGTTCGCACTTAATGAAGCATAGTTTTTAAGTCTTAAACTTCCTGAAGTAGTTATTGTACCTCCTGTTAAACCACCGTCTGTCGGAGTTGCTATAGAAGTTACCGTACCACCTGAATTATCAAAAGGTAAGTCAGATACATTATGATACTCTACAGCATTACTAGATGAATTACTTACTAGAATTTTATCAGATGTACCTATTGCACTACCTGCATCATTAGTTCCGCTTAAAATAACGTTACTTGTTCCGGCATAATTTACAGACCATTCTACAGCTGTAGAACCATTGTATGAACTTCCTGAAAGTCCACTACTAACAGTATGACTTGCCAAGTTGCTTCCTAAAGAAACACCACTTATTGTACTGTTAGCTAGTCTGTCATTCTGTATACCTCCTGCAGAAATTCCAAATGCTAGTGTTCCTGAACTTGTTATTGGAGAACCGGAAACGGTAATTCCATTAGCTCCTGAAGCAGCTACACTTGTAACTGTACCACCACCAATAGAAGTTTGTAATTGTGATACGGTTATATAACCTGCATTATTATCAGTAGCATCCGATAATAAAATCTTGTCACTTGTCGCAACAGTAATTCCTGATTTGTCAGGTGCTGCTTCAATAATATTATCAGCTCCAATATAGTCAACATTTAAAGTAACAGAACCTGTAGTACCACCACCGGACAATCCTGTACCTGCAGTTACACCTGTAATATCACCTTGTGTAGACGCATTAATTGTTACTTCACCTGTTGCACCACTTATAGTAACATTAGTACCGGCAACAATAGAAGTTACACCTGTGTTTGATAATGCTATAGTTCCTGAAGATGTTATAGGTGAACCTGAAACTCCAATTCCTGTTCCGCCTGTAACCGCAATACTTGTAACAGTACCTGTAAAATAATCACCTAATGTTAAATCTCCTAATACAACTTGACTTGAAGTTCCTGCTCCTGCTATATTAAGTGTTCCTGAAGAAGTAATTGGACTACCTGTAATAGTCAATGCATTACCTGATTCTGTTAATGCTACACTTGTAACAGTACCTCCTGAAGAAGGAAGTTGACTTACATTAATATATTTAACCGCATTATCTGTTGCGTCTGAAAGCATTAATCTATCACCGGTTGCTACAGTAACACCTGTTCCGTCTCCTGCAGCTAAGATAATATTATCTGTTCCTGCATAATCAGCAGCTAAAGTAACACTTCCTGATGTACCACCACCGGATAGACCCGCACCTGCAACAACAGCTGAAATGTCTCCTGTACCATCTAAACTAACCCAACCTGAACCATTATAGTATTTAAATGTGTTAGATGTAGTGTTGAATATAAACTGACCTGCATATCCCGCAGGGTCAGATGCTAGGTTTTGAGCTTTTACGTTTTGTATCTCGTTAGTGCCTAAATCTAGGTTGTTTAAAAATCTAATTGCCATATTTTTTTATTTATTAATTTAAAAATGCTTTTCCCGCAAACGCAGCTGAAAACACTATGGTTAACTGATTTGCACTATTATATGTTACTGAACCAAATCCTACCGCATACGGTGTGTTAGCTGAGTCAGTAACAGTAACCGATGGATACGAATTTAAGTTGTGTGTTATCGTCCATGTAGCTGAAGCTACATTTTGTGGATGAATATACGTTGTCGCAGGGTCACCTTTATATGTTAGCAAAGATATGAAATAATCTTTACTATCTTCGAGACTCCCATAACCTGTAGCATAAGTAACATCTATGTTCCAAAAATTAGTTTCTGTACCATCTTGAACTGCCGCATCCCATTCAAATAATCCGAATGTAGAAGGGTCAGAACATTTAGATATTAATACCGTTGACTGTAATAAAGGATTAGTATAATATGTACTAACATCTACTGCATTATTAATTTGTTGTTTACTCAATTTAAATTGTGTTAAACTACTAAAAGGAACAGTTCCTGTGTTTAAGTCATCAAAAGTTATAGTACCGGCTAATCTTACATCACCCGCTTCCATGTCTTTATATTTATATCTCAAAGATTGACTCTCAATCTTATTGTATTCATTGATAAAAACTGAAACAGCACTAGCAGAAAAGTTTTTTGTTGCTGCCTGTGCATCTGTTCCAATCCATTTATCAGACCCTACTACAGGGGTTGATAAGGGATATGTACTAATTTTTGCCATTTTGTTTTATTTTATTACCTTTTTCGTAAGACCTTCCTCCGAAGTATGCTGCGGTAATTGTTATAAGCAGCATTTTTAAAAGTTCTTTCCATTCATCGTCAACTGCAAAGTTAATAAATCCTGAATCAATAAAAATAAGCACCACAGTAGATACAAATAAAAATATTAATGTTACAGGACGAACTGATTTTGAAAGTTTATTGTCGCTTGCCATATCAGCTTTCCAACGTTCTGTAACGTTTTTTTGTTGTTCAGCTTCTGCATTAATAAAGATTTCTGTCATTTGTTTTTCAAATTCAGCTTTCTCTTCTTTCGTTCTTATAAATTTATCCGCTATACCTGTAAGCGAACCCGCAATGTTTTTTGCACCACCTCCGAATAATTTTGTTAGTATTTCTATCATATTACTTTATATTTAGTTCTACCATCTTCTTTATAGGCTTTTAAACATCTACCTCTATTTTCTTCTTTTGATACATAAGAAACATGAATCCAATTAGGGTTCATGTCTGTACCAAACTCCCAAATTAATTGGTCAAAATCACAATTCTCTTTTATAAACAAATACATTTCTGCATTACTTTTATAGCCATAAACATCATCAAGGTCAATTGCTTGACCTTTACAATGCTGTGAGGAAGCTACTCCGCCAATTTTTTCATTTAAAGCAACTGACCTAAAAAATGAATTCACTTTTATAGGTCCTCCAACCCATTCTCTTAAAGGTTCAAATATTTTTTCAGCGGTTAACTTCATAGTGTCAACTTGTGTTGGGTTTGGAGTATTATCTATTCTTTTTCTTTTTGCTGTGTTAGAATGTATTGCTTCTGCATATGTTATATGTTTGCTTATTCTCATAATTCAAAATTTAATCCTACTGTTGAGTTAAAAATTTCTGTATCCCAAAATTTAGTATATTCACCTTCTACAAATATACCTAATTTAGAAGTAAGTTTCCACCCCATAATTAATCCAAATTGATAGTCTTCCCATTGCTCTAATTCTGAGTCTATCTTTAATCCACCTAACCCCCAATTATTTCTATTTAAATAACTAAAAGCTTCGTCACCTTTAAAATATGAATGATACGGAAGTATATAATTTGCATATGCATGTACCCACATTTTTTCATTATAAGTATAAAAATCAGCTCCGACAATTGGAGCATACTCTGCAAAAGCATCTAACATATCCCATTGTTCTCTATTATATCGATTCATTAAATCAGCAAAAACTGTCTCACGAAATTCTAAATCTGTATGAGCTACTATTGTTCCCTCTTCGTCTATCCAATACCAATCTGAAATTTCATTACCTAATTGGTCTGTTTGAGTATAATAAATATCATCATAACCATATTCAAAACCTAAAGTATACCAAGCGTTTAATGCAAATCCATCTGCATCAGTTTCGTTTAACCATATTTCTACAGGATTATATCCAAAGGCTTGGTCATGAGTTCTTGCTATAACTCCGGCTGATATACTAAACTTTTTTCCAATAGGTAATCGAGCTCTAATTTCAGCTGAACTATATTTAAATCCTACATTACCCTCTTCTCTTGACTCTATTTTAGCAATGTGATACTTACCCGTATGCCTAAGAAAGTAACGATGGTTTGTAAATACCTCACCTCTCTCTCTTTCTTTTTCCCAATGAAACATGTATTCAAATCCATTAAAAGCTGCTGTAGGAGCAGATAATGCTACATTTTTTTCCGTACCATCATAATATGCTTTTTCTTTATTTTCATAATCAAAGCGAGCAATACGTCTAATTCCAAATCCATAACGATAATCAAAAGGGTCGTAATTAGTTGCATTTTCTACTACAGGTACATCATACAAACTGCCACTAGGATTTGTTCTTACAACGTAATCTATACTTTGTTTTTGATAAGGATTATTTATATTACCTGCAACATAAAAAGTTCCGTATTTTAAAAAATCATCATATACTTTTTTAAATACAGATTCTTTATTTTGAATTACTAAATCATCTTGTGTCACAACCTGTGCTTGTAGATTAAATGTAAATACTGATAATAAAATTATTATTACTAAATACATAATAGCATTGACTGCAAACTCTTCTGTTTTTTGTTTTCTATTCATAATTTAAAATTTACTTTTTATTATTTTATTTATATGATATTGTATTGTGTCTAATGTGTTTTCCGGTAATTGCAATGTAATATCACTTTCAACTCGTATAATAGTTTTTCTATTATGATACAAGATAACTGTTGGTAAGTAAACTATATTATTTTTTTTAAATAATTTGGGATGGTCTGTAAGATAAAGACGAATTTGGTCAGCTCCTTCAAGCTTATCAAGATTTACTTCAGCAGCTTTTACAAAGTCAGCTGTATATTGTATTACTACAATTCCATCTTTATATTGTGCATGTAGGGTAGATGTAAATAAAATCAATAATACTATCCATAGTCTCATCTTTCCTTTGTTAGTTGATATAAACGAGCATCCATTTTATCTAATTGAGCTTTTATTTCACCAACATCTTCTTTAATAGTAGACATATCGGACTGCACTCCTTCAATTGTTGCCCTAATTATTTGGTCTTTATAAGAGAATTCTATTTTAGTAATTTCAGGTTCAGGTTGTGTTGCAGCATATGCAATATCAGCTTTTAGTGAAAACCACATAGTGGCTAAAGAGATGGTGAAGCCAATAATCATTGCTATTGTCTTCAAGTCTAATGTTATGTTAGTTTCTTCACCAATCTTAGTTGCCATTCTTTACATGCTTTTATAAACGTAAGTAAACGTTATATCTTCTGACCAAGTATTTGATTGTGTGTACATAATTTTATTTTATTTATTTATTACCAAAGAGCTATAATTCTTGCGTTTGCTATTGCAGGCGATGCATAAACCTGAACCACTTGAACAGGTAATACTTCTCCCACAGGGAAATTATTAAATACAACATCTTGACCTCCAACAGTTTTTACTTTTATATTAACATATCTTGGGTCATCTGTTCCTGCCGCTGATTGGTCAACATCCTGTTTTATTGGTGTAGTTGTTCCCACATACACTAAGCACCCTTGAGCTTGTGATGGGTCTGCACCTGCACCTTGTGGAGGATTAGCTGAGTATAATTCATATTTCTCACCTGTTGTTCCAAAAATATTAGCACTTAAAAGTATAGTCCTATCATCTTTTACACTAACAACTTGAGCCATTGATGGCGTTCCTCTGTTAATAACAATGTCTCCCTCTTTAACGCCATATCTTGACACAAAGCCTTCGCCTTGTACTGTATAAGCTTTTCCTGTTGGAACTCCTGAATCAAGTAAAAGTTTACTAGAAAATGATGCGTTAGAATCTTTAACAGCTGAAACTATATGCTCTGTACTATCAGTAGTGTTTAATACAACATTACCTTTTTTTACAAACTTTCCTGCTCCTACTATTGCACCTGCTTGAGCTTGAGTTGAGTTTAAAATAAAATTTTCAGAATCATCATTAAGTTCATCTGCTACTGAAGCTCCATCTGTAGTTCCTGTCCATATTGTAACAGCGATACTTGTATCTACTAACCTATCATTAGATTGAAAATCTTGAGTATCAGCTACAATAAGATGAGCAGGATTTGGGATATACAGCGAGTCATGAGGTATTACCTCTAACGCTGTCATTCCATTAATCATGTTTTTTAAATAAGACATTTTATTTTATTTATTAATTAATATCCCCTAGATTTGACTTTCAAACCTCTTTTTTTAGCAGCTTTCTTAGCAGCCTTCTTACCCTTTGCAGTATAAGAATATGTTTTGTTTCCTACTTTAGGCATATTTTATATATTTAGAAAGTTGATAAATCTGCTTTTTTCCAAGTGTTTGCAGCTACACAAACATAAATTGCATCTGATGCAAATACTATAGCTCCTGCTGTACCTGCTGCTGTTGCTGATGCAGGTGCTGTTTGCATTGCTGCTACAGAAAACGCTTCTGATACAACTGAAGATGCACTAGATAAAATTCCGTTCATTGTAAGATTAGTAACACCTGTTACTGCTCCTGATACACTTAATGTAGATGCTGAAGTTAAAGAATTTCCTGCTACTACTCCTGAACCTGTTACATTTACAGCAGTCATATTTCCTGATGCTGCCATATCAACTGCAGCCATGTTTCCTGAAGCAGTCATATTAACTCCTGTTACGTTTCCACTAGCTTCTAAACTTACAGCTGCTACAGCTGCAGATGCAGTAACATTTGCAGAGTTTACGTCTCCTGTTGCTGTTAATCCACCTGTTACAGTAATTAAACCTGTTGTTTCTGCCATGATAGAATCACCAACTGTATTAGCATCTATCCATTTAGATATTTTGCCTGCAGTTCCTGAACCATCAACACCCCCGCCTACTGTTACAGTATCTAGGATGTCTTGCATTGTATAAATTGTTCTTTGTGCATTTAATGCAGCAGAACCTCTGTTCTCTGTTTCAACCGTACCTGCTAGGGTATGGAATTTTTGACTATTTGGTATTGTTGCCATTTTTTTTTATTTTAAGGGTTTTGTTTATATTAGTTTTTTTTATAAGGAAACATTCGATTTAAAGAATCTTTTCTGCTATTACAACCACAATCTTTTATTCCTACAGCTTTTGCTGTAGCACCTACAAGGTGTTTAATTCCGGTTGCTTTAGTTATTTTTTCTATAGTATCTCCTACTCCTTTACTTTTTGTCATTACATGTACATAATTTATTTGGACAGCTTTCTACGTTAAAAAGAAGCTTTTGTACTAACCAATTCCAAAAACATTGAAAATTACACCATAATGTGCTAATTTTATTTCCTAACCAAACTAAAGCTTTTCCCATTATTTTCTAAAGTGTTTTGAATTAGAACCTAAATGTTTTTCGTACTTCATAGAATGGTCTCCACCATATGCATGTCCATATCTTTTTTTAGACATTGCTTTAGATTCATCTCTTCTACTTTTCATACTTTGTTTGTGAGGACCTTTGTGTTTCATACCTAAGGACTCATTTAGTCTAGCGTTATAACCTTGTGCCATGTTTTCTTTTTTTTTATTATTAATTAAGCATTTCTGCGTCTCATTCCTGCTTGAGCTTTTCTTGCCATTCCTTTCTTACCGTATTTGTTTACGCCAATAGAATAAGCAATTTTTTTCGCTGCTTGCTCAGACTTTCCTTGAGCCATCAACTTTTTTACCATTTTTTTAAATGCACTCATTGCAATAATTTATTTTACAAAGATACTATTATTTTTCTATATCGTTTTAACACTTCCATCTGCGTCTTGCCTGCCTAATTCTTGAATTAGGGTCGTTTCGTGTTGCCGCACTACTTCTTTTCAATTGACCTAAGCTACGAGCACAATATGACTTTCTTCTTTTAGAAGCTTTACTACCCGGTTTAACTTTACCGGTAACAGCTGTTTTTAATTTAGAACCGGGATTTGCTTTACGATAAGCGGCAACTCCTTTCTTCGTCATTCCTGCTCCTTTTTTTGTAGGTCTATAATTTGCACCTTTACCCTTCGTAGTCTTTCTTATTGCCATTACTTCTTTTTATGCGTATATCCTTTTTTCTTTAACGCTAAATGTTGCTTCATGGTTGTAGCTTTTTTTACTAAACCTGTTTTACTGTACATGTTATGGGCTTTAAATTTTTTTGCCATTACTTTTTCTTTTTAGGAACACAGTTAGGAACAGGCTTTCCGCCTTTACCTTTTTTCATTCCGTATGCAACAAATCCTTTCCAACATGGGTTTTTCATTTTCTTTTTTCTAGCCATTTCTTCCTTGTCCTTTATATGGTTTTTTATATCCTGTTTGTCCTACACTAGCATTTTTGCTGTGAGGATGTGATTTTCTTTTCTTTTTTTTGTAGACAACTACATTAGCTCGTCTTGCCATTAAGCGTATCTTGTGTTTCTTCTTCTAATAGACTTTACTTTTCCTTTAGTATCTCCTAATTGTCTTAATCCGGTAACACGCATCTTAGTTGATTTCTTTTGATTATTGGTGTCAAGGTTATTAGGTTTATTACTTGAAACATCGCTTTCTTTATCTTTCATTTGATTCATCAAATAAGATGAAATAATGTTTTTAAAATTATCATTAGGATTAACGATTTCTTTTTCTTTATTTGTTTCTTCTGTATTGGGCATAATTTATTACTTTTACACAAAGATACAAATTTAATTGAATGCAAAATAATTATCTAAAGTATTGGAGAATCATCCGATATTTTATAAAATGTAAATATGGTATTACTACAGGTGAGCTTGATATGCTTCTATTTCTTTATTCTGAGAAGTATTTTGGTAAAGAGAAATTCAAAGAATTTAACGAACTCTTAAGTTGGAATGTAAATAGATTCGACCAACTACTTAAAAAAGGTTGGATAGAAGTATTTCGTAAAAGAGTAGGAAAGCATAAAACTCTATATTGTTTAAGTTTTAAAGCTAATAGAATGATTGATTCTATATACAAAAAACTAAATGGACAGGAGATTCCTGAAAGTCCTACAAGTAATCCTATGTTTAAATCTAATGTAAGCTATACTGATAAAGTATATAGGAATATGATAAAAGAAATGAATAAGTTTATAAAACAACAACGACATCTTGCTCCCGAATAATTGAACAAGTTAAACCTTCAAGTACCATTTGGTATCCTGCTCTTTTGTCGTAATATATCATATCATCTCTTTTAATAGATTTCACTTCCGTACCCGGAGTAACTACTTTAGCTTTTCTATAACGAAATTGTTCGGCATCGTGCTCAGATAATAACAAGCCGGATTCCGTTTTCATTTCTTCTTTTATATTTTCAACTATTATATACTTATTAATTGCTATCATATACTTTATCCTTGTTGTAAACTATGTAGCCGTTTTTTTCTAATAGCTCAATTGCTTTTTTAATTTTAATTTTATTTTCTCTAAAGCTGTGAAAAATTTGATTGTGTATTACCATTATATTTAATTTAATTAATTTTTACCCTCATATGTTCTCGCCATAGTTATAATGGCGTTAGTTGATAAAATTGTTACTGCAACTGAAACTGCATTTTGTAAGGCACTTTTAGTTACTTTCATTGGGTCAATAATTCCCATATCAATCATGCTCCCCCATTTTTCATTCTTAACATCATAACCTTTTCCTTGTTCCTTTTTACAGCAATATAGTTCTTCAGGGTCTAGTCCTGCATTCTCTAAAATCTGACGTAATGGAGCAATGAGAGAATTATATAAAATTGCGTCAGCAATTTTTTTGGAATTTTTTTCAGAATTAGGTTTATGTTCTGCTGCAATGTCGTACAATGCTATTCCACCTCCCGGTAATATTCCTTCTTGTAGTGCAGAACGCACCGCACATACAGCATCATCTACTCTATCGAACAATTCTTTTTGCTCAATATCAGTTTGCCCTCCTACATATATTACACCAATACCACCGCTGAGTGATGCAATGCGTGATAGTATAAACTCTTTATCTTCTTTCTTTGTTGTAATCTTATGAGCTTCCCATAATTGATTTACTCTTTCACTTACATCAGTTTGTACGGTAGATGATTTTATTAATATAGAAGACTCTTGTCCTATTATACATTTATCTGCATGACCTAAATCAGCAAATGTAATTAAGGATAAGTCATCTCCTGTTTTTTCTGAAAAGTATTTAGCACCAACCGAAACTGCTATATCTTGCATAAGCTCGTGTTGTTTATATCCAAATGATGGAGGACCTATTACGCAAAGCTGTAATCCATTCTTTACAACATTAGCTGCAAGAGTGTTTACTACATTAACAGACATAGGTGCAATAATTAATAATTTCTTTTGTTCATTAATGATTGGTTTTAATATTCCTTCAATCGCTAATACATTAGTAATCTCTGCATCGCTTACAAGCACATGCACATTTTCTAATATACTTTCATCTTTCTTTTGATTGTTAACGAATAAAGGTGAAGTCCATCCTCTATCTATTTTAATTCCATTAGTCGTCTCGCTATATGTTTCACTCGACTCTGACTTTTCTACAGTAACGATTCCGTTCTTTCCTACTTTCTTATATGTATCCGCTATTACTTTACCTATTGTCTTATCATTATTAGCTGAGATAATAGCTACATCTTTTAATCTTTTACTCGTAATCTTTTTAGATGCCTTTTTTAAATTTCCAATAACGTTGTCGGTTTCACGCACAATCTCTCTTAGAACTTCAGCTCGATTTGTGGTTTCATCCATTAACTCGTTACCTTGCTTTACTAACTCTTCTGTCAATACGATAGCTGTTGTTGTTCCGTCTCCGGCTGAGGATGCTGTATTGTCTGCAGCTTGTTTCATCATACGCACCGCTAGATTCTCTACAGGGTCTAATAAGTCAACGGCTTTCGCTACAGTTACTCCGTCTTTAGTTACAGTTAATCCTCCTGTTACATATTGAGACTCTATCAATACTGTATTCCCTCTAGGTCCTAGAGTGCTCTTTACTGCATTTGCGATTTGGGTGATACCGGAGATTAGTTTATTTCTCCCCTCTGTTCCAAAAGATAATTCCTTTGGATTAAAGCCGGATGGCATTTTAATTGGATTCATTTATAGTGTATTTAATTTAAGCAAAGATATAAAAACTATTTATACTTTATGCTGTTATGCTGATTTTAATTGCTCACTATACTCTCTCTCTCTTTTCTATTTAACGCATATGTTTTTTTCTCACTACAGTTCCTTTTTCAAATCAACATTTCAACATTATATTTTATAAACTATTGATTTATAATTAATTATCAATTTTAAAATCAACACAAAATCAACACAACTTTGTTAAATAACGACATAAAAAAAAGGGACTCCTAAGAATCCCCCTTTCAATCAACACACATACTCATCTTCAACTAAAACTCATATATATCTTTATCGCCATCCATTCTCATTTTAGCCCTCTCTATTCCATCAGCGATACAATCTATTTTATATTGCTTTTTCATTTGCTGTCTATACATTGCAGCTTGAGCAATACCTGTCATTCCATCCGGTCTTGCATTCTTTTCTCTTCCGTTCTGCATATACAGACCGTCTACAAAGTTTGAAATCTTTCCATCTCTTTGTAATTGTTTATAAGGTTTGCCCATGATAATTTTTTTTGTAAAGATACAAAAATTTTATTTAGTTATATGTACTGTTTAGACTCCCCCCCGTTATGCGTTTGTGTGCCGCAAAAAAAAAGTCAAATTTATTTTTGACCCCCCTTATTGATTTTGTTTTTTTCTTTCGGATTTTTTACAAAATTTGTCCGGTGTCCTGTCCTCCTGTTGACCTCCTCCCCTCCTTCCCTTATACCACACCACACAACCCCCTCGATTCCCTCCATACCTTCCCCCATTTATTTATTATTTGTAACAGATAGACAAAGAATAAAGAGAGCAACCGAACCCAATCAAAAAAGATTAAATAAATCTGCGTGAATTATCAACATATAACTTGCTCATTATCAACGCTTTACATAGTTATTAACATAAAGTAAATAAAATTAAACGAAAATAAAACTAAAATTATACGAGAATTAAAAAAAAGTTTATATCTTTGCTGTATTATTAACAGCCGAAAGGCACTTAAATTTTACTAAAATGAACACAGATTTAAAACAATTAATTTACGAAATGTTGACAGAGTCAACAGGTAAACACATGCTAGATTCCGGTATGACTGACGGGAGACATTGGCAGAGAAACCAAAAACGCAGTCTGACAGATTTCGAGAATGACCAACCTGAAACCATAGAAAAAGATTCATCTGATTGGATACAGAGAGAAGTATCAGTCTTCCATTTTTTAGCCGGTGAAGATTCAGCTCTAGAGCTAGATTATATCTGCAACAACTTTAATGAAATTCAATCAGGTGCAACAGATTGGAACGGCGACTCTGAAGCGTGGGGAGTATCTCTCGAAGCGTGGGACGATTTAAAAGAGGGCAACGAAGTCGTTGAGGGCAGAACCTTCAACACCTACAACGCAGAGAGTGACCTCTCTCAAACTCTTCAAGGTGGATGGCTAGAGATTAACGGCGAATCTTACTTGTTGTTACAGATACACAACGGAGCTGACGTCAGAGGAGGTTACACAGATGCGAAGCTCTTCAAGTGTGATGATATGATTATAAATCATTGTCTTTATGAGTACGAAGAGCAAGAAGAATTAATCGAAAGAATTTAATAACCAATAAAACCAAAAATTATGAATGCATATGATATAGCAATACAAGACATTTCTCAAGAGTTTGAGATTGTTTTAGTATAACCAAACCGACCTGAACAAGTCGAGATAAAAAGGTTCTCTGTCGTAAGGTGTGTGCCTTACCTGAAGAAGCGAAAGCAGAAACAGATTATAAATTTAATAACAAAC